TTCATCGACTTCTCCTGTCTTTTTATCGTAACCACATATATCTTTGAATTGTTTTACTCTACCCATTTCCAGTAAATTATATGAACTGACATATCCATCTCCAACATCTGCTAATATTTTAGTTGAGGCATCATTCCATTTCATTAAATCATATATTGTTCCGTCTGGAGTTGCGGTATATTCTATTATTTTAATATCATTTTCATATAATTTAGATTTATTTAACAATCCAGCATTTTTAAATGAATTGTGAATAGTTTGTCCTTTTTTTGCCGCAACTTGGATTTCATCCATCATGATAAGAATATTGTGTTTGTCTTTAATTTCCTTGGCAAATGTACTAGGTAATTGGCACCTATGAAACACCCTTGATTGTATGCTTTCGGGCATTCTTTCTTTTGTTTGTTCTTTCCATTCACAACTTGATAAACCAGTAATAATATATATATTTTCAATTGGTATCAAATTACTTGAATCTTCCAAATATTTTTTAATTGTAGAACACATGCTTCCGGTTTTACCTGATTGCGTTTTTGATACAACCATAATATTTATAATTTTTCTATTATTAAGATGTGTTACTACTTGTGAACCTATCATTTCTTGATTTTCAAAAATTACTGAATGACCTGATAATTTTAAAATTTCTAATTCATTAAGAACATTTTGTTTTCTTAGTTTCATTATATCTTGTTCTAATAAATTATAATCACAACGTACTCTTTTTGTGATAATTTTTTCCGTATTTTCTGATGAAATATTGTCACTCATTTAATTTTCATTATATAAATAAATTTAAATCAATTTTATAAACCCGAATACATTCCACAATTCGACACGATATTATTTAAAAAAAGAAACATAATGTATGTATCATAATTATATTTCAAGAAAAATTACGAAAAAAATGGAACACAACAAGGCTTCTTTTAGTGAACATAAAGATACATTGACCAAAATTGTAGACCAAATGGTACAAGATAATGCAAGCACTACGTTTGCGGACTATTATATTTATAAAGATTTGTTTGATTCTTTTACACATCAATTGGTTCACTTGGAACAACGTATTCACGAAGAAAAACCAAAAATAAATGTAGATGTGTCTCAATGCTTTGTAGAAGAATATAAGATAATGTTTATGAAAGAAAAACAAAAACAAAAACCTATTTTGGATTTATTAAAAAAATAGAAATAATATATATGAAAAAAACATTTAAGTATTTAAAATGTCATCCGAAATATAAAAGTATAAAGTCGTGTATCGATGACAAGTTAATATTAAAAATGAGACATACATGGAACAAGCGCCACCCGGATAAAAAAATTCATTCTAAACATATAAAGACCATAGAGACAAAATTAAAACATTATTTGAGTATATGTAAAGACCAAAAATGTTTATTGAATCGTACTTTGAAAAAGAAAATGAATTTATTTGCTCCTTATAGTCCCCCACAATGGAAAAAAGGAAAATCTATTTGGTTGGATAGCTTAGATATTATGAGAGTTATGAAACAATACGAAGAAACGTATCCTAATTTTGAGTTTATTGGACCTTCGCCCATAGATTTCGATACGAAAGTAAATATAAGTGAATGTGTGTGGCCGGAACTATGTTATTTTAGTATGAAAAAGAAAATGATGAAAAATATAAATAAAATAGGCATCATTTTCAATACTGACCCGCATTACGATGAAGGTTCGCATTGGGTCTGTATGTTTATCGATTTAGATAAAAACTATATTTTTTATTTTGATTCAAACGGTCACGCGCCTTGCGAAAAAATAAATATTTTTATAGATAGACTATTATCACAATGTAAAGAAATAAATAAATCTATGAATGTATATAATAATAAAAACACAAAACACCAATATGCTGACGGGGAATGCGGAATGTATGCGTTATATACGATTATTACATTATTGGAAAAAAAACATAATGTTTCTTATTTTAAGAATAAAAAAATACCTGATAAAAAAATGAATGATTACAGAAAGATATTTTTTAACGAGATATAATATAAAAAAAAGAACATAATGCTTATAATGAAAGAAGCCTTATGGAACGAATGTTTAAAAAATAATATATTCGAAGGATTTAGTGAATCTGAACTGCCCAATATTCAATCGGTCTTTGAAGAAACATATGAAGAAAATAGAGACATCCAACCAGCAGACTTTATGTATGTATTGAGTAAAAAACTGAAACAACAAAAAAAATTTGAATACAAAGATTTAATTCCTGAAAATAAACCTTCTATCATCGATTTTAGCGACAAATCGGAAGAAGAACCCATTGTGGATATAGATCGCCTTATCAGTGAAAAAGAAAAAGAAAGAGAAATATTATACAAAACAAATGAAACGTCAACGACCAATATTCCTTCAAATCAAGTAGTACCTCAACACGTAGAATCGCATAGTGTTCCCAATGTCGCGGTCGACCACGAACAACATTATAAATATCAAAATAAGATTTTAGAACAAATACTAGAATCCCAAATTAAAATATTAAAATATTTACAAAAAAAATAACATATATGTATAATGAAAAATAAAATACATAATTTATTATTTATAGGATTCTTATGCGTATTATTGTATAGTGTTTTATTTTATTTTACAAAAGAAGGATTTTCAGAAAGTGATAGTTATGGACAATGGGAATTATTGTTGAGACAAACGTATAATGATGAACACACCATTAGTCCATTTGAAGGTTTAACCACCGCCATAAATGCGGAAGCTTTATATGATTCGTATGGCAAAATTACAAGTCCAAATTATTACAACTCTAAATTATTGTCAAATTATGATTTTAGCGATAAATATATTTTTAAACTAAATATGTATGAAAAATCAGAAAAAGAACTAACTAATGGTAGTGGATTGACCTGGTCACAAGGATTTGATAATGATGGTAAAGCCACAAATGTAACCATTACAACTGACCCACCTCCGGCTTTTTTGGGATTAGATAAAAACGTAGATGATGATAGTTATATTTTCAAACAAAACAACACAAACGACAATAATGATACTTATGTATTAGGGGCATCTAAAACATATTTGGATAATATATCTACCACAACATCCGGAGAGTCAATCATTCCTGGCGCAGATGCGACCAGTACTGTAGAAAAAACAGAATTATATTTATGGAACCCTCGTCCAAAAAATAAAAATACATTTAATGGAAATTATGATGATTTAACGATACAAAAAGTAGATATGAACGAAACGGAACATACTTATTTTTGGAATCAAAGCGAAGGAAATGCTGGCACAATAGATGAAGATGATTTACGTTATTCATATTGTTTTGGCAAATTAAAATGCAATGATAATATTTATGACCCAATAAAAAACGAGAATGATACTTATAAACCATATTGTAACTCCGATTCAATCAATAATCCAGTATATTGCGAAGGTTCGATTTTATATAATACTAGTTCCGAATCTTTAAAAAACGTACCTATGGATGATTTAGAATACGATATAATGGGAAAATATGCTTCTTACGATGATATAGAAACACAAGGAAAAAACTTTAATTTATTTAGAGGATTAACTACGCCTTATCCGAAAGATTATGTGGACCCAGAAATAAGCGGGAATGATGTCATTATAACGGAAAATGAAGTTGAAACAAAAATAAACATATGTGATTTTCTAGACAATCAGAATTTAGACAATGGAACCAATATCCAAGAAGAATGTAAAGAAAAAAGAAAATCCAAAAAAGACACACAAGAGATAACAATAGGCAAAAAATGTATTGCGGATTATGGAGATATGATAAATTCTAAATACGCCGACTATGTTTGCAAAGAAGGCGAAACTTGTATTGGGTATAAATGTGGCTCTCAATATGGTAATTGTAAGGCAACATTATTATAGTGTATTAATATAATGAAAAAAATAATTTTTTTATTATGTATTTTTGTTTTGTTGAGTTTATGGGTATATAAAGAACCAATGTATAGTGATTTAAACGAAAAATCCATTGAGGTTGAATATCCTAAGAAAATAGACCGTTATAGTTGCGAAGACAAAACATACCAATATTGTTACAATGGAAATATAAACAAAAAGGATATTTTTGGAAATAAAGTGGATTTTGTTGGCGTAGACTATAGCAGCGGAAAAAGTTATAGTTATTCGCAAGGTCCAAGAGTTTATTTAAGTGATTTTAATACAACGGAACTAAAAGGATCTAGTAAAACACGCGAAGTTTATTATGATCCTTATAAAACGTGTAATCCAAATTATCCTTGGCGTTTGGATTTAAGTTCAAATAAAACCATAAACAATGAATGCTCTTCCCCACAAGATATTGAAAACTATAATATGTGTTTGAATTATGAAAAACTATGTCCTTTTGAAGATATTGAAATAAAACAAGATACACAATATATTCCATATGATTGTTCCGATAAAGAAAATGTAATAAAATCATTGGAAGGACTAGATGTTACATTTGTAAAAAATACAACCGAAGTAGGCTCTTATAGAGATACTAGAAATAGAGCTTTACCAGTATACAAAGGAAGAAAAAACGCAAAAGGAGAAATATATGATTCAGAAAAATGTAGTGAAGAATGTAGCGAATATAATTATTATGCTTTACAACACGGAAATTATGGAAATCCGCAATGTTTTTGTGGTAATTCACTTGAACAAGCAACACAATATGGTGCTAAAAAATGTCCAAAGACTGGTGGTGGATGGTGTAATTATATTTACAAAAATATTTGTGGATTTGAAACCACTGATGATAAAGAATATTCCAATACATGTGAAAAAAACGGCGACAAATGGGTTGTAAAAAATATGGAACCAATCGAAGAAAAATGTAAAGAAAGAAATTGTTCTACGTCTTATTATAATACACCCAACGGTGACGTTTCCAATTGTTTTTTATATGAAGCAGAAGCCAGTTACGAATATGATGATTTTTACAAAGGAACATCAAAATACCCATATGATACACCGCCAAGTAATCCTCTTTTATCATCTTATAAAAATATTACTTCTGAAACAGGAATAATAGATGGAGACAAAGTAAAAATACGAGGCTCTGAAGTAACGTATTCTGTACCTGTTTGTGACGAAGAAAATCCTTTTTACGCAAATAATGAATGTAGACCTGAAAATACTACTGAAGTAGATATTTCATGTAGTGAGGCAAAACCATATCTCGTGAATGGAATATGCGTCGACCCCGATACTGCTTTGTCGGTAGTAACCGATGGGTGTAATGAAAAAACTCCTTATAAAAAAGAAAATGCATGTTATGCGACCCCAGAAGAAACACTAGGTCAAACATATACATTTGGTCATAGTTCGGGTAATAATTGTTATGTAAAAGAATTAGACTATGGTATATCTTGTGAAAATATCTTTAGTGTTCGAGACAAAGATAATTCCATGTTATATAATCCAATTACAAACAAATTTGTAGGGGATTTGAATCCTGGAGATTATGCGTATGTTCATTGTAGTGGTGGTAAAATGACCAAATGTATGAAAGAATTTCCTTTTGAAAAAAATGATAAAAATGAATATGTATTGCCACTTAAACCAAGAAATAGTATAAATAGAGACAAAATACCTACTTATGACCCGCCACCCAAATATGTAGAGCCTGAGTTTTCAAAATATATTAATCCATATAATTCAGATATACAACATAGTTTATTTATTCAATGTAAAGAAGATTATTCTACCCATTCACAAGAATCCAATATGTGTCCACAGCAACTACCATTATGCGAGGGGTATGTAAAAGATACACAATTTGGTTTATGTAAAGAAGACAAAAAAATGGAACAAACACTATCGTCTTACACAAAAAATGTTATTTCTTGTGAAAATAATTATGATTCAAAAGATATATTAAAAAATATGTGTCCATATAATTTTCCTTATTGTGAAAACAATGAATGTAAACAAAGTAGTTTATACAATTTGGTTGCCCTGTAATATACCTATGTCTTTTAATTTACCATTTTCTTCTATATATACTTTATTTGGTTTCTTTCTAGTGTCGACTTTTACTTTCGTCAATATTCCATTGTATAACAATTCTTGGTCCACAAATTGGTCGTCTTTTACTTTTTGTTGGATAGGTTCTTTTTTATAGTCTAATGCATAAGAAAACTTCTCTTTGTTTTTATTGGATGGAAACTTAAAGCATTTATTCGTTTTAGAAGGCATACAATCGATAGCACTTTCTTTCAATGTATTTAAAAATGATTCTGACAATACTTTCTTTTCTTCCATAATTTTAAGTAAAAATTCATCGGTCGACATTTCCTTTTTAGTCAATTCTTCTTTCATAGAACTAATATACAAATATACTTGAACGTTTTGTTCTTCTAAAGGCAACCGATTATGACTACATATACGTCTTGCCCGCCCTATAACTTGTTCCAATCGTACATTATGCCAATAGGGTTCGGTAATATGGACATAACGCACATTTTGTAAATCAATGCCTTCCGCCCCGGACGAAGTAATCATCAATAAATTAATAAGAGACCCATGTAAATTGTCCAAATCGTCATTTTTATATACATCTTTTAATCGTGCGTTCATCGTATTGGACAATTTGGTCAAATCGCTATTATATATATTTCTTACAATTTCTTTTACTTCTTTTTCTTCGGTCCCTGTATACAACGCAAATACTCGTGTTTCTTTGTATGAATCTTCCGAATAAATACCTTCTAATTTTAAGTCGTAGTTTCCGGCTGCGTTTTTAAACACCACCAATTCTCTGAATCCTTGATATTTTAATAATTGGCGCATCATTTCTATACCTTCAATTCTTCTAAAACTACTATATAACAATTGACAGGTGTTTACATCTTTTATAATATTTTCCAAAATAGAATGGAATTTTGGACTATATTTAATCAACCCCATTTCGGGGTCATCGTTTGGTTTTTCAAATGGTTTGGATACAAAAAAACGAAGATTATTAAATAAAAGAGTATTACGATTCGTTCTTACAGATTTCATAAAGTTTTTAATACTTGTATCATAATTTTCATTTTCTTGTATAGCGTCACCGTCTTCTTCTATTCCATCGGCTTGTTTCAAACGTTGGGTAACTTCAATATAGTCAAAATCTGCTTCCGTTTTTACTTTATTCGATTCTGGAAATGGTCGCTTTATATCTTCGTCAAATACGAAATTACATGCTGCGCGCGTAAATACTTTATAACTACCATCTTTTTTCTGGTCGCTCTTTTTACTTGAACTTTCACGTTTTTTGTATAGTTCGTATTCTTTTCTTTGATGTGAACTCATTGGAATCTTTTCTGTAATCATAGGTTCTAGTCGAGGCATAAGAGACGTTTTGTCTCCTAAATAAGAAATCAATCCGGATATTCTTGTTTGGAAAAAATCTTTATTATTTATCACTCTTAGATTGTCTTGTTTTTTTACAAACAATCCATTGAACTCTTTTTCTTCATCTGGTACTCGTTTATATTTATGTACATTAATTTGTTTAATAGGTACGTTGATAGTATTTCTTATTAGTTCTTCAAAGTTTGTGTCATTATATAATGGCATATCTTCATATTGAACTTCTTTGTTGAGTGTAGTTATAAATCCGTATGGATTCCGTACAATATAAAGACGGTCAAATTTATAATCAATCATATTATATTTGCTTAATGGTTTTAATTTTTCTTTGAGTATACTTGTTTCATATTTTTTCATCAATATAACTTCATATTCAGTGGTATACCCAGACACTAAATTAATCATAATTCCCAGTTCAGACGGTGCGTTTATATAAGGAGTTCCTGACAATAAAACCACTTTACAATTTTGTGCGTCCATAATGTTTTCGTACATGTCGGTAGATACAGACGTCTTGTTGGTCATTTTTTTATTGTTGACTCTACTTATAAAATTATGAGCTTCGTCAATCACCACGACGCTATTATGAAAAGGGTTTGTTTTATTTGCGGATTTTAATTTTTCCCACGATTTTTTATTTAAACCATTGTAATTTATAAAATTATATTTCATAGATATTAATATTCGGATTAATTCTTTTATTTGTTGTTTTTCTTCATTGTTTAACATCTCATAATTCGGTTCAGTATCATCGTCATGAATCAACCATACGTAATTATTGTATTTTGTCATATACTTTTCTAATAGTTCTTTATCGTTATCTAAAAATAAATATTGTTTGAATAATTGATATACGACATCGCTATTGCTTTTTACCTTTTTCCAATGATGTTTGGTTGTAAATAATTTGTCTCCACAAAAAGACATTTGCGTTCTATAGTTTTCTTGAAGCGATGCTGGTGTCATTATATATATTTTTTTATCGTGTTTCATTCCTTCTAAAATCCCAATGGAACTACACGTTTTACCAGACCCGAGACCGTGATATAATAATAACCCCCTGTAAGGAGTATAACTATTCAAATACGTTTGAACTATTTTTTGATGTTTTAACATAATAAAATCAGACGATTTATCACAACTATCTTCACCATCTTCTTCTTTGTATAAATCTTCTAATAAAGAATGTACGGAATCCATAAAACCATATTGCCGGTCTAAATAAAAATCTTTCTTTTCTATGGTCATTATATTTGGATTATAGAAATCGTAGTCTTTCAATAATTCATTGTCTACGTCTACAAACAATGGAGCAGGTTTCAATGATTTTACAACACGCTCTTTTATAATACTTTTCTTTTTTTCTCTAACTTCAGGTTCATTCAATAAGATGCTATCGCCCAATAATATAGGCTTATTTGCGTAAAAAGACGTCAATGTATTTAAAAATAAATTATAACGCGGATTTAACACACGAATAAAATCATTGATTTTGCCGATTTCAGGATTCTTATAAGCAAGCTCTGTTGATACAATTTTGTTCATATTATTATATTACTATTTTTTATTAATTCATTTACACATTTAATCACATATAATTTTTCAATATTATAATCACGAATCAAAGAAACACATTGTTCGTAAGAACACCATTTCATATTTCCGATTTCGCTTTTTTGAAATTTTGCTTTATATAGAGTGTTGTCGTAAGGCATAAATCCGATGTAATATTTATGTTTATAAGATTTTAAATTCGATCCTGTAAATACTTCTTCAAATGGCATTAAATTATTCATCAACACAACATGTTGTTTTAGATATCCAGTTTCTTCGCTGAATTCTCTTAAAGCGCATTCCACATCTTTCTCTTTATAATTTCTGCGACCCTTTGGAAACCCCCATTCCGGTAAAGTCCAACCCGATTTTTTAAACAAATAAGGTTTATTTTTCAATACAAATAACATTTTTTCTTTATGTCGAACGTCGTATGGTATATTTTTACCATTCCATAATTTAGACCATAATTGTTCATAAGAATAATTGATAATTTGGTCTATTTCATAATCCGTCATTTCTTTGATAATATTTTTCAAATGATAATCGTTGTATTCGTTGTATTTACCACGTAAAAAATCAACATATCCAAGGGTGTCTTTTCTTTGTATCAACAAATATTCCACAACATCTTTATTTAGTCGATAACATATGATTCCCAAACTAGTAATAGGTCGCTTACAATTATAAAATAAATGTCCGTAATTTTCGCAATTGTTGCATAAAGGTTTAGGTTTACCTATCATAATTCTTAATATATTATATATTTATATGATTAATACAAATATAGATATCGTATTTCAATATTTATATTTTATAACAAGGCAATATGAACCTAGTATACCCAATAAAAAGAAAATAAAACAATTAATAGAATGTATTCCTTTTTTTTTACCTACACACAAAGAACAGCAATTGTTTTTTGAATTGATTCAGAAAAATTCTATTGTAAATTATTATGAAGAAAACGAGCAAATGATGCTTTATGGATATATCATTTATGAATCATATTATAAAATAAAAAAAATGCCTTATTTGGACAGAAAAGATTATATTTTACATTATGATGAAATTATGTTTCCAAAAGAAACCCATAAAAATCATTGGATGTATATAGGTATTTTTATAGTAATAATTTGTCTATACTTTATATATGCATATTAAATTATGGATAATTATTCTTACATTTTTTTTTATGTATGACTCGTATCACGACCATCGTTATTTTAAATTGTTAAAAACATATCAAAAGTATTATAAAATGGCAATCATATGCGTCTTCGGATTAGGATTATATGTAATGATAAGCAAAGGAAACGATATGGATAGTGTCTCTGTTTTAAATAATTTCATAAAAATAATGCCTATACATAAAGATACAAAAGATATGTTTACTCCATTTATACCTAGTAGTTCATCGCACTTGGAACATCGGATCACCACGTCGGGTGGAAATAATAAAAACAAAAGAAGTGTGAGTGAAACAAAGAAAAAATATGTTGCTTCTCATCAAAATTGGAAATGCGGTGATTGTGAAAAACAATTACCTGCTTGGTTTGAAGTGGATCATATTACACGATTGGAACACGGTGGAACCAATGAAATTAGTAATTTAGTAGCCCTTTGTCGCGATTGTCACGGAAAGAAAACATCCTTAGAAAATATGTCTTAATTATATAATGATGAATATAATAATTGTTGTTGTATTTTTTTTAATTGGTTACGCTACATTTTTTTTGAACCCTTATAAAGTATTAGACCATATTTATTTACCACTTATATTATTCTTTACAATTGTGGGTATATATTTAGTGTTTTCAATCGATGTAATAAACAATAAAACAATTGACCTATTTAAATTTTCTACTTATTTATTTGGGTATTTGTCTTTATTTTTATTATTTCTTGTTTTATATTCTCTTTTGCGTATGGTTTTATTGTATTCTATGGATATTTCAATCACACTAGTGTTTGTTTTTTATGTAGTCATTATGTCGCTTATTTATAAATTATTTGTAGAAAATTCTCAAGATGTTAAGCATTCGTCTTCTTTAAATACAGACGATATGTTTAATCTGGTGAAGTATTTAATTTTTTATATTCCTTGTTTGTTTTCGGATACGATTGATTATTTTATTGAAGACGCGAAAAAAACAAATAAAACCACTTATATTCTGGGATTAATTTTAATCGTTCTTGTTGTAATATATATTGTTTATCCGTATATAAGTAATATTAATGATGATGGTATTTTACTAATAGACCATAAAACAAAATTAAATGAAACTATATTGTCTCTTACATTAGAAGGTCTTGATAAAAAAATAAAAGTTCCCAATGAAAAAGAAGGTTTTCAGTCTCTAAGCGACAAAGATTTACAGAACCGTTTGCCAACTATTTCAATCCCTGAAATTTCGCCCGACTACAAATGGTTTGTAGATTTTTTTAATGATTTAAAATATGATTTTTTTATGATTCCCAAAAAAGAAACAAACGACAATGACAAAAACGATGACAAAAAACCGTTTTATACTTATGAATATGGATTGTCGTTTTTCTTATATTTAGAGTCCAATGTATTTACCGAAACCAGTAAAGACAAAGCGTTTATATTGAGTTTTGGTTCTAGACCTTCTATGTTTTATGATTATAGGAGAAAACAACTTATTGTAGAAATGACGGATTATGTTGATGAACGTTCAGAATTCAAACAAACACGCATATATTATTCGTCTAATATATTATTTCAAAAATGGAACCATATTGTTATGAATTATGTAAATGGACAATTTGACTTATTTATAAATGACGAATTGGTTGCTACACAATCGAATGTAAGTCCATACATACACGAAAGCGACGTTTTACAAGTAGGATCCATTGAAAACACCGATTTAGGTGGAATAAGCCAACTTAAATATTACGTGAAACCTTTGTCTCTAGAAAAAATAAAAAAAATAACCTATTAATATATGTATTGGTTCACTTTTGGAAACATACTTATATCTTTATTTTTTATAATTATAGCTTATGTTATTATTAGTAATCAAATCGAACCTCGTAGTAAAATTATTATTATCGTTTTTGTAACTATATTAGGTATTATGGTTCTTATGAATATGACTTTATTTAAATCGTCTAATTCTTTGGTATCCAAAACAAGTGATGCTAAAAAAACAATTATTATCCCAAAAGACAACCTTTTGAAGTCTAGTGGAAATTATTCGGTTTCTATGTGGATATATATAGAAGATTGGAATTATAAATTTGGAGAAAAAAAGACCATTCTAAAACGTGAAAATACGTCGAAACAAAAAAGTCCACATATTTATTTGGATAGTTATAAAAATGATATTATTGTTGATTTTATGGTGAATGCTACAGGCGATATATCATCCAACGATAATTATGAAAAAGCTTTATCGTGGTGTAATGAAAATATAGACCCATCTGATAATGCCCAATGTAATTATGACAAAGAAAAAGGAGAATATGTTCCTTATCAAAGCGGAATTACTTGTAAAAACTCTACATACGAATGTTTAGACGGAACAATACCTAACATAGATAATATAGCCTGTACATATACAGATAATGAACATAGCGCAACCTTAAAAAATATACCTTTACAAAAATGGTTCAATATAATTTATGGATTTGGAGACAATCATACAGATATTTATTTAAATGGTAAATTAGTTCAAACAAAAACATTTAATGGGATTCAATATAGTTCCAATATTGAAAATGGGGATATTCATATTTGTGCGGATGGTGGTTATGCTGGTTCTATATCAAACACAAACCATTATAATTATTTGGTGACTCCTGAAAAAGCGTTTAGTATTTATAAGGAAGGGTTTAACAATGTTGTCGTCGGTTCTCTTTTTGGAAAATATAAAACAGCACTAACCTTTTATGAAGATAACAATGAAAGAGCAAAATATTATATCATATAATTATAATGTCAAATAATGATTCGAGTAAAAATAAAAGCTTGTCATCTAATGATTCGAGTAAAAATAAAAGCTTGTCATCTAATAATTCTCCAGCAAAAAAAAACGCAAATGTTACAACGGACGTTCCAGCAAAAAAAAACGTAAATGTTACAACGGACGTTCCAGCAAAAAAAAACGCAAATGTTACAACGGACGTTCCAGCAAAAAAAAACGTAAATGTTACAACGGACGTTCCAGCAAAAAAAAACGCTGAAGTTCCTCCTGAAAAAAAAAATGATGTTATAAATAGTTTTTTTCAAATAAACACCGCCATAAGCAAGTTTGTATTTATATTATTGTTACTTATTATATTTGTATTATTATTCCATTTTGGAATGTTTATTTTAGAACATGTATATGGTTCGAAACGAACGCCATATGTAATGAAAGGAATGATAGAAAGTAATGTAGAACATATTGTTTCTAGTAATCCGAATTATTCTAAATCCGTACCGATTATTCGGTCTGTTAATGAACTCACTGGTATAGAGTTTACTTGGTCTTTGTGGGTTTTTATCGAAGACCCATTTTTAAACGAAGACCACAATGATAAACGTATTTTTTCAAAAGGTTCTTATAGTATACACGATTCTATAAACAATCCACTCTATAATATTGCGTATTTAAATAATTCTCCAGGGTTATATTACAATCATACAAACAATAAATTTGTCTTGGTGATCAATACATATTCAAGTGATGAAAATATATACGAATTGATTGATATAGATAACATACCTATTGAAAAATGGATAAGTTGCGTGATTACTTTAAAAGATAGAAAAATAAACATATATATCAATGGCAATATGACCAAAGAATATATATTGAAATATGTGCCAAAACAAAACTATTATGATACGATTATTGGAGATAAAAAAGGATTTGGTGGATTCATATCCAACTTAAGATATTATGACCACGCTATAAATATAGATACTATACAAACCATTATGCATGACGGACCAGACACCACAAAAGAAATGTCTTCTAAAGTATATGACGCGCCTCCGTGGTTATCTATGAATTGGTATTACAACTAATTTTTCCACCACTTTACTCCAATCAAATGGTTCTGATTGCCTCATTAGTTTCATCTTCGGATACCATAATGTGGTAGGTTCTTTACCCCATCTCCAATCGCATCCAGCACTTAATAACGTACAACAATTCACACCTAGCGTTCCACACAAATGACTCAACGAAGTATCTGTCGTGATTACACTATCTACTGATAAAATAAGTTCCATACTATGTCTAAAACATTCGTGTTTGTCTAAATCTAAATGGATTACATTGTATTTCTTTAATAATTCGCTTTCTTGTGGGGTAATATCTTTCATGATCGAAATAAATTGAATGTTTGGTCTTTGTAATAAAGGCACCAATAATTCTAGTTTGATTTGACGATTATGTTCTTCGTGTTCGTTTTGTGGATTTCCTTTCCAATGAATGATTATATTTTGTTTCTCTTTGGACAAGTAGTCGTCTTTGTTTAATTTATAATAAGGTAAAGTCGGAAAATAATCTATATAAATATCATTGTAATCCAATTGTAACAAAACATATAGCCTTGAAACATTTACGTGATAATCAAAATGAGACAATTGATGTTTTTTACTATACTTCATTGTGGTTATGTATTTACAATCTTTATATATATGTTCATATATCCAATATAATTCGTCGTAAATTAAAAATATTATATGATTATCTACGTCAATCATTTTATTCATAAAACGACTATACATAATATTGTCTCCAATACCACCGCTCATATACACCAATAACGTTTTATGTTTGTCTCCTTTTTGAAATCCGCGCATATTCTCAGGGCAAATGTTCAAATGGGACGCTTTCACTGGATTCAAATATATGGTGTATGTATAAGAATGTTTATAAAGTTGTCGATTCAACAAATATAATCCGTAATTAAAATAAACACTTTCTTTTAATTCGTCGCATATATCAAAAAAACGAACATAATGGTCCAACTTATAATTGTATTTATTTTCTGTATTCAAATATTGACATATTGTGTTGTGTCTAAAATAAAGAGTAATAATAAATAAATGATTCAGCGAATATTCTTTATATTTTTCACATAAATAGTGGCTTATTTTATACGAAGAATACGTGATGACTTTATTTCCAATATTTAATGTATCCAAGTATCCTTTGTCGACCAAACTAGGCTCTTCGAATCTGTGTAATTTATTTTTTTCATCGATACAACGTATAATGGAAGATATTTCATCTAGGTCATTTGCCTCTGAAAATGCTTTATAATATATGTCAAATTTGTTTGATAATATGTTGTTTTTATAATTTTTATATATAACATCACCATTCATGTTATATATAGTTTGTCTTATTTATATATCTTTTCTTCGTAAATATAGGATTGATATTGTTCGTTGATTTTTCGTTTGACATCATATCTTTTGTCATTTTGGACGTGTATGTCTTCCGAAATGGAAATATAATGTTTGTCATATGTTTTGGATTTACTTTTTTGACGTATCTTATTTTCACAATCCCATAAGTTTTTATTGATAATATATAATTCGTTGTATAATTCAGAAAATAAAACGTCATTGTCATGTTTCTTGTAAGGTTCCAAAAGTTTGTATTCGCGGTCTATGTGTTGGCGCTGTTGTGGGTCATTTGTGTGTAATTTCTTTAATTCTAATATAGTCAGTTTGTCAACGATTTCACCATACGAACAATGTACTTTAAACATAGTATAAATTAATTTATTTTTCTACTATAATGAACGAAATAAAGAGACAAATGATTATGTTTGTAGTGATGTTTTTGGTTGGTATAGCGTTTAATCCTATGAATATATTAGCTTATAGAATCAGTGATTTATATTTTTCTCAAACATTATTTTATAGCGGATTGTTGATGGCGTCTAATATGATGTGGGCACACGAACTCGTACATTATGCGTCTATGGGACATTTGAATACATACGTGTTTTTTTTTGGTATAGGATTATCTATAGTCATTTCGGCATTGTTGTTACGAAACCAATGGCGTGTTGATGATAGTCAATATTTAAGACGTATGATTGGGCATCATTCGACCGCGTTAACAACAAGTCATCAAATTTATCGTAAAACAAAAGACCCTGTTATAAAAACATATGCAAAAAATATTATCCAAACCCAAGAAAAAGAAATACAATTTATGAAATCAAAACTAATTTAAATATTTTCCTCTAATTGTAATTAATGTTGCGGTCTAATATTATACATAAAGTTAGAAAAAATCATTGGAGTGGAGGTCGCAAAAAGAAATAAGAAAATTATTAATAGAACCATCCGTAAATTATAAAATAAAATACCCTTTGAATGAACAAGATTTTTTATTAGGTTCCAAACAAGCTTATTATATGATTTATAGACAATTTTTTGATAAAAAGGACTTTCGATTAACTCATTATACCACACCCAAATTATCACGAGCAATCAATAATATTATACATCATACAAACTATATCACACAACCACTTATTCATACATTGAATAGTAAAATCCTTCATAGTTGGATCGAAGTAGGAAACGCAAAATCAAATGACCGATTATTCGGTACTTGGGACTACAATCATATTCAATATGAATTTCGTTATAGCAATTGTTGGGATATTTATGTAGGACCTTTCAAGCAAAAAGTGAAAGTGCTTTATAAAAGAAACCAATCACACATCGATGTATGGGAATTCGAAAAATGTCTTATGAAATAGACTCGGTATGGCGTGTATCAAATATTAACATTATATTGTGTACATAAAAAATAACCATTATATATGTTCAATTTGTTTATTCGTCTATTGCCGCAATATTGGTTGGGATGCATATTTTATCTCTTAAATATTTGGGAATCGTAAAAAAGATTATTTTTATAGTTTTTTGGTCGGGTCATTGCCTTAGCCATTGTGTCTAGAATATCTATATATTATGCGATGACCTATGTATCGAATCCCACGATTGTCCAATTGTTTGTAAATGTATCCAGTATTTTTATTACTTAGTTTATTATTATTAAAAATGGACTCATTTAGTATAGTTTATTTTTTATTAGGTATTTCAATTGGTTTGTTTTTTATACAATATTCTTATTCATTTAATTAAAGATAAAAATAATAAACACTATATAATGAATACGTTATTTATTTTTAGAAGAGATTTTAGGGTACAAGATAATGTAGGGTTAAATTATGCTATGACCAATTTCAAAAACGTCATACCTATATTTATATTTACACCTGAGCAAATTGACAAAAATAAAAATAAATATTTTTCAGACCACAGCGTTCAATTCTTATGCGAATGCTTAGAAGAATTAAAAGAAAAAATAGGACTCCATATTTTTTATGGCGATTATATGAACGTGATACGATCTATACACAAGGACCATCATTTGACTCATATTGTATTCAATCAAGATTATAGTCCTTATTCTAGAAAAAGAGACAAAACCATAGAACAATGGTGTCAATCCGAACAAATAGATTGTATCATGACCGAAGATTATTTATTACAACCGATTGGAACATTCAACAAAAAAGATGGTTCCCCTTATGTAGTATATACGCCATTTAAAGATAATATATTTCAAAATCATAGTGTACCTATGCCTAAAAAACGCGGGGTCAAACATATCAAACATATAGATTTTAGGTCAAATCCTTATTATAAAGAAAAAATGGATTATTATGTTTATAATAAACATAACTTGGTGAAAGGCGGTCGTAAACACGGATTAAAACAATTGAAAAAATCACACGCCACTTATGAAAGAAATAAACTCAATACAGAAACAACTCATTTATCATCGTATATTAAATATGGTTGTTTGAGTATTCGTGAAGTATATCATAGTTTCAAAGACGACGATTTAAAGTCGCAACTCGTATGGCGTGAATTTTTTTATTATATAAACTATTATTTTCCCGAACTAATAGACAAATCGAAATCGTATCAATCTAAATATGACGCAATCAAATGGGTTCAAAATAAAAAACATTTAGATGCTTGGAAACACGGACAAACGGGCTTCCCGGTGGTGGATGCGTGTATGCGTCAATTAAACCATAGTGGATATATGCACAATCGCGGTCGTCTTATTAGTGCGAATTTTTTGAATCGTATTTTAGGTATAAATTGGCGTAGCGGTGAATTGTATTTTGCCCAAACGTTGATTGATTATGACCCATGTGTAAACAATGCCAACTGGCAATGGGTTTCGTCCGTAGGTATTGACACAAAACCCTATAGTCAGCGCGTGTTTAATCCGTGGTTACAAAGTAAGAGATTTGACGCCCAATGCGACTATATAAAAAAATGGATACCGGAATTAAAAGACGTTGCACCCAAAGATATTCATCAATGGGACATAAGTTGTAAACAATATAATGTAGATTATCCGTGTCCAATGGTCGATTATGCTTTATGTCGTGAAAGAAGTTTAAAGATGTATAAATTATAATTTAAATGTAAATAAACATGTTCATATAATGTCAGGTTTAATCAATATCGGAAATACTTGTTATATTAATTCGGTTTTACAACTGCTACATTCTTTAGAAGAATTGAACCAATATTTAAGCGACCACGAACCAAATAAAAACGTGGTCGATAGTATATTCATTCAAGAGTGGAATAATTTGAGACAAATTATGGACAAAAACGTTACCATTTCACCAAAACGATTTATTCATATGAATAAAATTCTATGTCACAAAAAAAACAAGATGGAATTTATGGATAACCAACAATGCGACGCAAGCGAATATTTTACATGTGTTCTAGATTGTATTCATAATAGTTATAATAAAATAGAAGACCATAATTTGAAATACAATAAGAATAAACATATAAAACAATATGAAAAAAACGATCACTCGATTGTGACGTCTTTATTTTTATCTATGTTAGAAGTCACTTATTGTGAAAAAGAAGACGTATTAACCACCAATTATGAACCCCAATGGAATATGGATTTAGCGGTGCCCGACAAACCTCAAATTACATTATATGATTGTTTAAACGAATATTTCAAAGACGAATATTTAAAAGATGGTAATATGTGGTATGATGAAAAAGAAAAAATAAAAAAAGAAGTGATAAAGAGATGTACTTTATTTAAGTGTCCAAGTATTTTAGTGTTGAATTTAAAACGCTGGTCATCTTTTACAAAAAAAAATAATAAACGTATTGATTTAGAGACGTATTTGGATTTATCCAAGTATGCGTACGAAAAAGCAAACTATGAGTTATTTGGTATTATTAATCACGACGGTAATATGTATGGCGGACATTATTATTCTTTTATAAAGAAACAAGGTATATGGTATAATGTAGACGATGAACTTATAAGTGTTATACCCTTTGAGCGAGTTGTATCTTCAAGTAATTATTGTCTCTTCTATAGAAAATTAAAATAAAAATAAATATAAATATGGATGAAAAAGATACTTCTAATAACATAAGTACTAAAGTGAATTCTGAAAATTATTTACCACAATTACAGAGCAATATATTCAATCAATTGTGGGATAAAACAAAGATTTCTTATATATTATTATTTGGTATAGTCGTTTTTGTATACGTTGTTATTTTTGTCTTGTTTGGCAATTCGAGTGGTGGTTATGGAATGTTTACTATGTTATTAGAGATTATATTATGGGTAGTACTTATCATCGTTGTTGGTGTCAATGTTCAACATATGGATTATGACTTTAGTACCGAATTAAAAAATTTATTCAATGGAAAAACAACGACCCTAGATGTGAAAGTAAAAGGAGCCAAAGATAAACATTGTAAAAGTGATGAAAACGGAGAAGTATTCCATATTCCTAATAATAAATACACTTATACTGAATCACGTGATATATGTAAAAAATACGACGCTAGACTTGCCACGTATACTGAAATAGAGGACTCTTATAAAAAGGGTGCAAATTGGTGTAGTTATGGATGGTCTGAAGACCAATTGGCATTATTTCCTACTCAAAAAGAAATATACAAGGATTTGAAACTTATACCCGGTCACGAACACGACTGTGGAAGACCTGGTATCAACGGTGGATTTATCGACAACATTCATGTAAAATTTGGGGTAAATTGTTTTGGTAAAAAACCGGAGATTACAAAAGAAGACGAAGCATATATGGAACGTTTAAAATTATCTTATTCACCAGCCATCGACCAAGAAGAGTTCGATAAATTGTCTTCTGAAAAAAAAACGTTGCTTATATCGCCTTTTAATAAAGAAAAATGGACTATTTTGTGAGTCTTTTTCTTGTAGTTTTATGTTTTGTTTTTTTATGGTGTGTTTTGGTTGACTTTGCTTTAGTGCGTTCGTTGCCATATATTTTATCCAAAATACGTTTTTCTAATGAAAAGTCAAATTTTTTTTTTATACATAAAACCTTTTCTGGTTTTACATATTTCATATTTAATCCTATTGGAAAACAATTTTTATTCATTATTATAATCTAATATTTTTATTTCTTTATTTATAATCATTTTACGATTTGTTTTTAAATGGTTCATAATATGCGTTATAGATTCACGGTCTTCTATTAATTCACTTAATTGTTCTTCTAAATATTTCAAACTAAACGATTGATATGTTTTTGACTCATTGTATTTTATTTTTTTATTGTTTATGATAAATATTTTATTTTGTAATTGTTGTTGTTCAATGGTTTGTTTAATATATTCTTCTGTTTCAACTTTAGACCTTTTTATTTTATTTATTTTTTCATTCAATGATTTTAATTCATTGTCATATTCAATGAGTTTATTCAAATATTCTTTCATTCTATAATTTATTGCGTCATAATATTTTTTTTTATTTAACTTATGACTATAAATGAATGTTTTAGAACATTATGACGAACAAGTGATTGGTTTAAGCGATCCTGAAATACAAGAAAAAGAACAATATTATTGTCATTTGAATTATAATGAATCGCCTTTTATTATACAAACGAACAGAATTTGTTATTCGTTCAAAGAAATGACAGAGAAAATTCATATATCTTTAGTGAGCCAAGATTATACGATATGGATGGAGAAATTATATTTGAAATGTATAGAATTAATATATGAAAATAGCACTGATTGGTTTGAAGATGAACTATCGCATGAAGACATAGAATCATCGTTTATATCGCCTCTTAAAAGTAATATTAAACAAGGTTGTTATGATATACAATGCTGTATTGAAAAAAATAATATGATTATCGTGGATAAAGACGGACGTATTACAAATAAAAATAATTTAAAAAATTACAAAATTATACCAACTATACATGTAAAAGGCATACGTTTCAATAGCAAAAATTTTAGTCTTGATTTATCTTTAAAATCTGTCATTGTTTTAGAAGAAATATCGAAAAAAACATTTGACCCCAGCGATGAAGTAGAACATGGGTCAGATAAAGAACCGGACGACACGACGAATGATACGACAGACGACACGACGAATGATACGACAGACGACACGACGAATGATACGACGAATGATACGACGAATGATACGACGGAAGACCCGACCAAAGACACGACAGACGACACGACGAATGATACGACGGACGACACGACGAATGATACGACGGACGACGGAGAAAACACAAATTGTTTAGAAACATTTAAAGATGATGAAGATGAATATGATTTAGAAACAATTAAAGACGAAGATGATAATGATTCATTGACAGAATTTCAAGTAGATGCAGAAGGCGACTCGTGTGAATTAAATTTAAATGATATAACCCCGGAAATAAGCTCTGAAGATTTATGTATCCAAAATCATGATTTTGCAAATATTTATGAATTTATGGACAGAAAAATAAAAGAAGACGTATTAGAGCATTTAAAAATTAGTCTGCTGAAAAAAAAAATAAAAATAAACATAGATTTAGAAGAATTGTTTGAACAAGACATTGAAAGTGACGAAGATTAAATTATATATGATTTATTATATGAAGTATTTATTTCTTTTTTTAATATTGGTGTTCCTATTTAAATGGAACCAAACAGAAGGACTGTATGATATAAATAAGTTAAGAAGTAATGCTTATATACCGGTCATATCTAATATAAAAGATGTAGGAATAACTACAAATAGTCTTATGGATAAATTTAATATAATCAAAGAAGATATTTTGAGTCAACAAATAAAAGATTTAAGTAATAATTTAGCATATACCAAATTTAATTGATTTATAAAATAAATTTATATTATACTTATATAATGAAATTTGGTAAAATGAATAAAGATAAAAAAGCGCTTACATTTAATATTCTACTTGTATTAGCTGTTTTAATCTTAGGCGTTGTATTTATGAAATATAATCGTGATAAAGTTACAGTAAAGGATAGTTTAACGTCTTTAAACCCTTCGTCTATCAACGGACAATCTGATGAAGAAAGTGAACCTTATTCGAAAGTAGAAAATTTAGGTACAAAAGTAAATACGGAAAAATCGTGTAATCAAGCAATGACAACTGACCCGTCGGATTTATTGCCTAAGCAAACAAACAACGAATGGAGTTCTATGAATCCGGTTACAGCTGATCTAAAAAACATTAACTTGTTGAGCGCCGGCGCAAATTATGGAATCAATACTGTAGGTAGTTCTTTAAGAAACCCTAATTTACAATTAAGATCAGAACCGATTATACCTAAAACAAACGCGGGTCCATGGAACAATACGACCATTGAAGCAGATACGCATCGCCGTGCTTTAGAAATAGATGGGTGCGATTAATAATATATTAATATATATATGAAAGACGATTTATTAGGATACGTCGTTATATTGTTTGTTTTATGTATTGGCTACAAAATGTATTTGGACTCAGACTTTTTCCATTTAACATGTGTCATATCTAACGTCGACGGAGAAACTTATTGCGTTCGTGAAAGAAAAAACATAGATAAAGCAAGCGACTTGTTAGCGAATACCGCTACAAAAATGAATACACTAGTAGATTTTTTGAAAAAAAAATATAAAGATACTAACGAAGTCGTCACTCGCCTAGTAGACCGGTTTAATCCAAAAAAAATTGTAGAAATATTACCCAATAGCGAATATACCGCATATAGTGAAAACAAAGGACGCAAAATAGCCTTTTGTTTGAATGTTGAAAAAAAGAACGACGATCATTTAATTGACGAAAATACATTGATGTTTGTTGCTTTACATGAAATGAGCCATATTGCTACAAAAACAATCGGTCATAAAGAAGACTTTTGGAATAATTTTAAGTTTTTAATCAAAGAAGCTTCTTTATGTGGTGTATATAAAATAGAAGATTATGCCAAAAACCCGAAAGAATATTGTAGTATGTCTATAAAAGATAACCCTTATTATGATTTATAATATTTTTACAATAAATATTATAATTTTTATTTATATGAGTGAATATAACATAATTTTGTTAAACGAACGTTTAGAAGAAACACCCATAATTACAAATGTTTATAAAGATGATACCATAGAAGAATTGAAATATAAAATCTCCAAAGAATTAGACGTAAAAGATATAAAACAATATTATTTCTTTTATAAAAAAAATACCAATATGAATCCATATCATGAGTTAAAAAAATACTTCGACAAAAACCATGTCATTACAAAAGAAACGCTTGATATTTTTATTAGCAATCACGATATAAAAATAGATATTCCACTACAAGAAACATATAATATGGATGATTTAGTAAGCATTCATTTCCCAATAATACAAAGTGAATTAGAACCATTAGGTATTCATATCAAAGAAAAAATATACTCTGTCAATCCGTTTTTACACGATAAACTATATGATGTTTTGTCTCAACCATTACACAATGTATTACTATTGGATTATCCGAATATAAAAAACAATACTATATATCTGGTTTTGTTAAGCGATTTAACAAATTTTTTGAGTCACAACATCAAGACCTATAGTAAAGTATATTTTCCAGATATATACAAATCAAAAAACTTTGATTTGAGTACTATATTCAATCCAGATTATAGTACGACATTAATCTCCATTGAGAAACATAAAGAATTTTACAAAAATAATGCGTTAGAGTTTAAAGAAAATATAAAATCATTATCTTGTATCCTTTATCCTAAAGAAGACGTATATATACCGGTTGATTTGCTTTTTAAAGTAATGAATAGTACACGAGAATATCCTATGGTTCAGATGAAATTAGAACGGGAACAAGAACAAATGATGAGATTGTTTACAAACAACGAATATTCAAAAAACCATATGGCAATACCCTTTTTACCAAAATCTACCATATTTAAATGGTCGAAACAAATGAAAAATCAAACTATACAAATTTTTATGGACGAACAAATGATTATTGAAATGAACAATGAAGGTCATATTATGATTCATATAAATAATAATACAATACAAGAAATAGAAGATTTAGAAAAATGGATAAAAGAAAAAACAAGCAATTTATTAGATGTTATTATACGACAATTTGACCCAGGTGAAAATATTTTTAGGAAGTTTAATCATTTTTATAGTAATCATATTGAATTGATTAAAATGAATTATGAATATGAATTATTACTGAATAATAAAATAGAATATTCTAACATCAAGAATTATTTCAACTCTATTTTTAATTATAACGGAAACAATAATGAAATATTTTTAAAATTCATTCGAGTATCAAATTACATTGAATCCGACAATGTAAGAAGTCGTATTTTATATTTAATGCGTGAAAATTATGATACAGAAACCATAATAGAAAATTTAGAAACGCAGTTCCCCAATGTAGATATTCGTAAAAAAATAAATGAAGTATATGAATTAACCGATATGAAAGAAAATGTTCGTCGGAAAAAGAGATTTATAGTAAGTCCTGGTATAGATATAGCTATAAGATATAAAAAAATGAATGGCGATTTTTATGTATATCATGTAGAAATTATGAATATAACAAATTATGGTTATATTGAAGTCATTATGTTATATTTATCGAATTTATTCCGGATTTTAATGGGCGAAAGTCCGGGTGGTTTAATTGAAACGCAAGAAAATATTAAGCCATACACCATACAAAAAAACAATACATCTCAACCAAATAATGAAGCAGTTGCTTTATCTGAAGATGTAATGGACGATGAAGATGAATTGGCGGACTATGAAGACGAAGTTGAAGTGGTTGACAAATACAAAGATTCTCACGTCGACGAAGATGTAATGGACGATGAAGATGAATTGGCGGACTATGAAGACGAAGATGAAGCGGTTGACAAATACAAAGATTCTCACGTCGATGAAGATGTAAGGGACGATGAAGATGAATTGGCGGACTATGAAGACGAAGTTGAAGCGGTTGACAAATACAAAGATTCTCACGGCGATGAAGATGTAAGGGACGATGAAGATGAATTGGCGGACTATGAAGACGAAGTTGAAGTGGTTGACAAATACAAAGATTCTCACGGCGATGAAGATGTAATGGACGATGAAGATGAATTGGCGGACTATGAAGACGAAGTTGAAGCGGTTGACAAAGAAAAAGATTCTCACGGCGATGAAGATGTAATGGACGATGAAGATGAATTGGCGGACTATGAAGACGAAGTTGAAGCGGTTGACAAAGAAAAAGATTCTCACGGCGATGAAGATGATGTGGTCGACAAGGATGAATGGAATGAAGATGTTGACGAAGAT